CGAATACTTTGATTCCATCAAAAGAAAGTGAACCATTATTCCACCATTGAGTACCCATTGCGTTAGTACCGTTAGCACCTAAGCCACTTGCACCAAAACCACCCAAAGCACGTACATAATCACGAGCAACTGATTGTGAAACGTACAAGTACAAATCTTCTTTTCCGTACAATGCAGCAGGAATTAAATCTACTAATTTGCCCATTTCAGCAATTACGTTAGCAGCAGTAACACCACCTGAAGCAGGTGAAGCAACGTCTAAAACTGTAGCATCAGCAGTAGCCAAAGTTACAAAACCGTCAAATTCACCCGCAGTAGCAGTAACACCTTTCCAAATGTTTTGTTCTGTTTTTTCAGCAACTTTAGCAGCTACGTGAGCAATTAAGAAATCAGCAAATGAAGGTGGCAAATTATCAAAGGCAGAATAACCCATTGTAATCGCTTCCCAAGTGTTATGGAAATCTTTTTTACAAAGTTGTAAATTTACTTGGAATTCTTCGGGGGTAATAATTCTTTCAGTTAGTGTAACTGTAGAAGAAGCTTCAAAATCACAACCTGCATTTTTTACAATACCATCTGTAGCGATTTTTTGAATTACTTGTTTGTATTTTACGTTAGGTAAAACTTCGATTCCACCATTTGCAATAGTAGAACCTGATAATAATGCAGCCGAAATGTATTTTCCGGCAAATTCTCCCGCATAGGAAGAAGTAATTGAAACTGTTGTAGCCATTTTTTATATTTAGTTAAAAAGTTTAGACATTACAAGGTCTTGTGTAGACATTGTTCGATTAGATGAAATTTTATTTAATTTAACAGAAGATTTAACTTCAGGTGAGTGTGTTAAAGGTTGTACATCAACATCAGCACTTAACTCTTGTTTTACTGATTTTAATTCAGCAATTTCTGCACGTAGTTTTTCAATTTCAGAAAAGAACATTTCTTTAGTAACTGATTCAACTACACGTTTAGGAGCAGCAGCTTGCGCTTCAACTTCTACTTCTACTTCAGGAGTTTCAGTTTCAGGAGCAATAACTTCTTCTTCAGGCATTTCAATAGAAGAAATAACACCTTCTACTTCAACTTTTAAAACCATACCGTCTTCAAGTTTGTATTCCCCTACAGGTAAAGCAATTCTATCTTCACCGTTTACAATAAAAACAGCAGCTTCTGCTTCAAACACTTCTGCTTCGATAACAGTAACACCATCTTCAAGTTTCATTTGGGCGAGTTTTACCTCCATTCCCAAAAGCGTTTTAATTTCGTTAATTACATTCATATTTATTTATTTTAGTTTATTTACTTACTGAAACACCAAGATTATCTACATAAGAAAATAATTTACTGTATTCATTTACTTTTGCAGAAATATCTTTAGTGTATGGCGCATAAGGATTGTCAGCTAAACCTAATTCTTTTATTTTTGCCTCCATACTATTAAGTGCGGCTAAAGTATTTTTTGCATTTTGAAACGCTTGCCCAACACTTGATAAATAATTATCTAACGCTGCTCTTGCTTTAGTTTTTTGTGCTGATATTGCTGTATCAAGTGTTCTGTAGTCAGTTAACCCTTTTTGAATATCATCTTTTAATGCTAATTCTACTTTTTGTGTAGCTAATTCTGTTTTTCCAAACAAAGTGTTGTTTACTAATTTTTCAGCTGTCATAGTACATTTTTTATTTATTAATAATTGTTGTTTTAAATTGTTATAAATTACTGCGCAGGTTCGTTGCCTTGTCCTACTAAAGTACCTATACCTTGTTCACGTAACTTACCATTGCAGCATTTAGAGTTGTACGTATTATCTTTACACAGGCAACCACGTTTACCGCCTTTTGGTGAAGTTGTTTTTATTTCGTTACTCATTTTTTAATAGTTGTTTAATTTTTTCAATCAATTCATCTTCTTTAGCTTTTTGAAAGTTCATTTCTACTTTGTCGCTAAAATATCCTTCTATTGAAAATCCTTTAACTTTTTTAGTTTTAACAAACTCCTGCCAAATATCTTCGTTATTTACTTTCATAGAAACCATCCAAGTTCCAATAGGCATTTCTAAACCATAGTTACGTGATTTGTCTACTTCACTTTCTACTATCCAAGATTCAACAACTGATAAATCTTTTAGCTTTGTGCTATGTTCTAAAGTTGCGTTATTTTGAAAGCCATTCATTAGATATAATTCACTTGCTTTTTTTACTGTATCCTTTGAAAAGAAAATATAATATTCATCATCACCACTTCTTCTGTAAATATTTTTATTAGGTATCAATGCAGCACCCATTAAAATTCTTTTATCAGAATCTACTTCAGCAAGTTTAATTTCTATTTCTTTATTTAATGCTACAAAGTTTTCTTCTATTGCAGGATTTTCTACAATTGAAATAGCTTCTACACCTGTACCTTTATCATCATCTAATATTAATTCTACTATTCGCATTTTGTTTTTATTTTAAAATTAATTTATACTGATTTTGTTTTATTTATCCTAATGTAGCTGAACGGATTATATTTCTATCTAAACCTTGCGCAGTAGTTACGTTATTTGCTACTACATATGCTTGCACAGGTTGTTGTTCTCTATTGCTAATTGCACCCGCTAATTGATTAACTCCCGTTGCACCTACTACGTTAAATTGTGGTGCAGCACCACCGCCTCCTCCACTTGGAGCACTACCAACACCGCCTCCTGCACTACCACCACCTACAGCTTGTAATGCTTTTGCAGTTGCAGCTATTGTAGTTGCTACACCTAATGCAGTTGTAATATTATTAAATGCTATAACAGGAGCAGCAGAAGTACCACTTGATAAAATAGCTTGTGGGGTTGCTAAAGCACCAATATTAGCGGCGTTATTTGCTATAATCATTTTAGCTATACCTATTGCATTTTCAGCTATAATAGCCGCTTTTTGAACTGCTTTATTTTTACCCGCTACTTCTTTTAAAAATCCTACAGCACCTGAAGCTAAATTTAATCCGGCTTCTTGTATTGCCTTTTTTTGGTCTGCTTCAGCTTGTGCAATTGCTAATTTTTCTTTAGATGTATCTTTTTCATTTTGCAATATTTCGTTTCCTACTTCTTGCATTCTTGTTTTGTATTCTATTTCAGCATCTACTCTTGCTTGCGTACCTTGGGTTGCTGCATCTATTTTTAATTGTAGCCTTTGTCTTTCTGTTTCTTGTTCAGCAAGTAGTATTTCTCTTTCAGCACTTAATCTTGCTATGTTATCATCGTTTAGCGAAGCAATGAACTTTTTATTTTCTAAAGCTAATTGTGCAGTAGCATCAATATCACTTTGTTTCATTGCAACTAATTCTTTTCCTAAAGAAACTTCATTAGATTTTTGCTCGCTTATTAAACCTTCTATTTGAGCAAGAACACCTTTTTTATTTGTTTCGGCGTTTATTAAAGCTATTAAATTTTCTTTAGATTTATTAATTTCATAGTTTGCTTTAGCTGATTGTATTTGTGTATTAGCTAATTTTAACATAGCTTCTGATTGTAAATCTAATACGCTTTTTAATTCATTATTAGCTTTTATTCTATCTTCAATACTTAATAAATCATTATCACGTATTTGTCTTTGTTTTTCAGCCGCTCTATCATATTGTTCAACTAAACCTGCTTGTTTTGCCGCCGCTATTTCTGCTGCATTTTGTAACTGAACTTGCGCCGCTGCTGCATTCCACGTTTCCTTACCATATTTACTAATAGCATTACCTATATCTTCTACCGCTTTACCTGCTCTATCTACAGAATTATTTACACCTGTAAAAATGTCTACTGATTCTTTACCCGCTTTTTTAACTGATTCAACTGCTGCCGCAAATTTCCCCTCAAATAATTTACCTAATGCTTCACCTAAATATCCTGCAGTTTTTAATAACGAATTAAAGCGTTCAATTAAATTTTCTTGAATTAAAGTTCCTAATTTTTCAATATGCTTTTGTGGATTTTCAAATATATCTTTAAATAGATTAACAACATCAGGAATATTTTTAATTAAAAAGCTTACTAAGTCATTAAATACTTTTGAAACCGCACCTAAAGCAGTTGCAAATTTATCAGCTACTACTTGGTTTTTAGAAAACACATCTTTAAGTATAGCAAACGCTTCAAGAAGCAAACCTATACCCATTGCTTTAATAGATAAACCTACTGCTTTAAATCCTTCGCCAATAGATTTAACACCCTTTTCTGCGTTCTTTGCTGATTTGCCAATATCTTCAGTTTCCTTTTGGACATTTTGCATACCTTTTTTAAGGTCGTTTACATCTTTAACAACCTTGTCAAAATTGCTTTTTAACTCTAAATCTATTTCGTACTTTTCAGCCATTTCATTTCCCTTTTAATTTGTGTATATCCTTTTTTAAATGTCGCAGGTAGTTCGTATTTACCTTTAGCAATTTCTATTAATTCGCTTTGCCCGTAATGCTCTGTGCATTGCAGTAGTTCTAATATTTGTTTAAGCATATTGTAGTACAGGTATTTGTATTATAGTTCCAACTCCGTCTTTAAAATATTCCATTATTACAAAATCACTTCTATCAGCAGCAGTAGTATTAGCAGGAATAGTTACGTTTAAAATTATATCAGTATCGTTATCAGTTGTAATTGGATAACTTAAAAAATCAGTAGATAACTTTACATCAAATGTATCATAGTTGTTTATGTAAATAATAAACTCAACCTCTTGTGCTGTGTTGTCTACTGTTAATCCCATAATATTTGAGTAACGCAAGTAAGTCGTGTTTTGAGTTATATCTCTAAAATCGTTGATTAACTCCAAGTTAACTTCGCCTGTTGTTAAGTCGGTTGTCATTGTATTAATTAAATAGCGTTTATTTGATAAAATAATTCTATCGTTTAAATTAATTGAAGCTAATAAATAAGGATTAAAATGTGCCTTTGCCTTTAAAACTCGAGTCCTTTGGTTGTATAAGTTATTTATGTAATTCGAATAAAATTGCTGATATAATCCGTTAGGCGCAAATGATAAGTTCCAAACTGAATTTTCAACGCCCCAATTTAAAGTTTGCAAATAATTTAAATCAGTTGCTGCAAGTTGTATTTCGTTGCTGAATCTTATATAATAACTAAAAGGAATATCATTTCCTAAATCATCAATCATATAACGGTCTTCTCCTAAATCAGTTGAACCATTATTATACATTAAAATCGGCTTTGGAGTATATGGTTGTCTATCTTTATTCCACATTGTTGTAGTCAAAAAATTTGTATTTGTAGTACGTTCCCACATTACATTTTCAAAAGGCGTTTTAACTTCGTAACTTTCAGTAAATGCTGAGTTAGGATTATCAAAAAATAAATCTCCATACTCTTGGTTATTATTAAAGTTTCTAAAATTATTATTTAAAATATTTTCTGACTTTTCGTGTTTAAAATCTATTTTTTTAAACAATTTTGGCTTGCCAATTTCTATATTTTCTGCCTCAACAAATTCAGTTAAATCAATTTCATTTCCATTTTGATACCATAACTCAACAGGTATAAATTCAAATTTAGTTTCTGAAATTGGAACGATTATTAAATTGAACATTTTAACTAAACCTGTAATAAAATTGCTTACCGTAATATCAGGTATAAATTTTTGAACATTTAATAAACTGCTTGAGGTTTGAGTTGTAGGAAAACTTGTATAATTTTTACTATTGACAAGAAATGGAGGAAATGTACCTGTATTTAATTGATATTTATTATTTAATGTAGCAGTATAATTAAAAGATACCGGCAAATCACTATTTATATAAAATTCAAAATTATAATTATCTGAAAAAAACCCGATTAAACTTATTATAACTAATTGTTGATTACCACTTAAGTTTAAATTTGAAAAATATAAAATTCCGTTATTATAAACATATACATTATAATTAGTAGAAGTAGTGTTTATATTTAAAAGTATATTTTGAGCAAATACAGGATAATTTGAATAAGGATAATTTGGACTTGGATAAACAGGAACGTGCCTAAAATTAAAAATATCAGTTTCAATATTATCAGGTAAGCTTTTAAAAGTGATTTTTTTTAATTCAGTTTTACAACTCATTTCATCAGCATTTTTGCAATACAAAAACAACTTACTGAAAGTCTGACTATTTAAAAATTCCCCTGTAAAAGTTAATCCATATGCAATTTGTATATATTGAAATATTTTTGTAACACGAATAGCAGGAAATAATTCAGTGTATTTAATTCCACCACTTAATAAAGAAATATCGTTTACCGTATCGCCTGTATTAAATTCAAATCTACGTGTGCTTCCTACTAATGGAAAAAGTACATCAAAGTAAGTATTCACTGTCCTTAGAAATACATCAGCGATATTATAATTAAAATTTAATCCATCATAATAACTTATTCCGTCAGCGTCCCTTAAACTATTAATTTTGTCCTCTTTAAATTTATCTTTTAGTTGCACCAAATTACCTACGAAATTAATCGTATAGCTTTCAATAAAGCCGTTTTTCTTATTGGCTTTGTCCATCGTGAATTTACCATCCCGAAAAGGGATTGTATCTATTTCAATAAAGCCGTAGTATTTTATTCTATGGTCGAAAGCACCGTCTACATTTAAAGGATTGACATCGTTCGTTTCGCCAATTGCTGATTCGTACCAATGGCGCAAAATACCGTTGTTATGCTTACTTGCAGGGATTGTAAACGACTGCGAATAATCCGTAAATAATTTACCGATATCGTTAAAATTTTGCATCGATGATGTAACGCTAATCTTTTCGTCGTTAAACAATTCAATTCGATTTGCTACACCATCTACGTAAATATATAATTGAACATTTTGCATTATACTACATCGTTTATTAGATTGTAAGAATATGTAAACTCAACTTCGTAATTAATCATCTTGTCCATTAAACCTGTTTTAATTGGCATTGATTTAGTTTTAATATTAGCAGGTTTGTTATCTAATAAAATAGTTTCTGAAGCCATTAAATCAAACATCAAATCAGAATAGTTTTCATCTACCCAACCTGTGTTTAGTTTGACTGTTTGCGTTCCCATAAAATTAAACTGCTGCGTTTGATTTCTTAACGGATTGTAATCCCAAAAATCAGGTAGTAATCTAAATTCACTATTCTTAACTTCTACGTTATTTGTTTGTGCTTTAAAAAATGTAAGAAATTGCCATCCACCAAATCTGTTTATAAATTCACAAATTACAGGAGTGTATTTAGATTCACACACAGGTAAAAAAGTAACTGTAGGTTGTAGTGTGCCTGTTAATTCTGATTCTATTATTATATCATTTCCAAAATTATGGTCTGCTATTCCTGCATCTTTTGCGGGTATCATAAAAATATATGTGTCCGCAGCAAACGAATCATCTAATAATATTTGCGTGCTTGAAGTATTAGTTCTTCTATTTGTCCACTTTGCTTCAGTTAGTGATTCGCCATCGTGTTCAATTAATACGTTAAAGTAAGGTAATTTATCCTGTGCTAAAGTTTCGTTATAATACTGCGTAATTGTAGGATTAGTTAAATAAACAATAGGTGCAGTTGTATCTTGGTTTGCACCACCTAAATAATTATTAAACCCATTTACACCAATGTAATTGATTTCACGTACAAGCACCCACGTTTTGTCGTCTGCAACATTATAATACCATTCAGCACGTACATAAACCCACATATCATTTTCATCTTCGTGAGCATAAGCCCTTGTGAACGCATCTATTGTTTCTATTTGTTCTGCTATGTAAGGTGATATATTAAACACAATTAAAGGTTGCGTTGTAGAAGCAATATTTTTTTCAATAGTGTATGTAGGTGTAGCAGGTTCTGTTTCACCTTTATTCCAAATAAATAATCTTAATTGTGCTGCTACTTGGTTTTCTTCTTCTACTTCTACAAAGTATGGTGAACGTGCATTTATTACTTTCATTATTTTATGTCTTTTAAACTTGTTTTCATTAAATCTTCTACATCTAATGCGAATCCTTTTATCAAATCTTCTGTGATGTATTTCTTGTATCCTGCTTCAAATGGTTTTGTAAAAAATAAACTTGGCCTTATACCTGTGTGCCATAATGATTTTGTAATTATTGCAGCAGTTGTTTTATAAGACATTAATTTACCGTTGTCTTTTTTATTCTTTTGATTCTTAGTTGTAAATTGGAATCTTCTTGCTTGAACCCACTTTAAAATTGAAGCGTACATTGAACCACCTTTTGATTTACCGCTACCAAATCTAAATGGACTATTACCGCCTCTTTGTTCGTATGCATCACCATTCTTTTTTGTACCACCTATACCACGTACACCTTTATCTTGGAATAAACCGTATTGCGGCATTTCAAAATAAACACCTATTGAATTAGGCATTGCTTTTACTTCACCCTTTAATTGGCTATATAAATTGCTTGTAACATTCTTTCCGCCTTTAGTTAGGTTAGTTCTACTTTGTTGTATTACATAATCTCTAAAGCGTTCTAATGTCTTTTGTGTATTTATTAGATTGTATGCCATTAACAGATAGTTGTATAGTTTGCTGCTTCTACATTAAATGTAATTGTCCAACCTACTAACTTGTTTTCAAACCTATCACTAAATGCTTCGTAATTTGCATTACCATTTAATTGAAATCCTAAGGTGTATAAATCGCCTCTACGCATTGATTCAACAAAACGTTTACCCACTTCAAACTGTGTATTAAATATATCCTGCTCGTTATCGTTATCCAACCACAAATCAGTAGATTCATCAGGTGATATGTCGCATACATCCATAAGTAACACAGAAACGTTAAATAGGTTTGTATTACCTGTAGCTGATTCTGCTACACTATTTACAATAACGTGTGCTAAAGGAAATATAGTACGCTTGTTTAAATCTACGTTGAATATATCACCTGTAGAACAGTTGTTTACTATACCATCTTGTAGTAGCGAATCTCTTAGTGCTTCTGTAACTTTATAATATGTTTTCATTTCTTCTTAATTGTTGTGCTTCTAATTCGTTTTTTTCTTTTTCAAATGTTAAATAGGTTAAACAGGTTGTAAGCCGAAGTTTGGAAACATCGTCAAATCTTCTAATGTCACCTTGAGCAAGTCCATAGTAGGAACTATACCAACTCCATTTTCTGCCAAACTGTGCTTCTCGGCTAAATCCATCAGCGCTTTGTCCTTCTCCAAATAATTCAGGGTAGACATCAACAATGCGTTGCCTAAATGATAAAAAAAAACCATTGCACCTAAAGCTACATCTAACGGCATTTGTAACATTGCTTCTGCATATTCTGCTGAACCTTTGTATTCTTCTATTAGGTATTTCTTGTTTAACTTGTTTATTACAGGTCTGTATAAAACTGCCATTGCTTTGTGCATATTATCCCAATCAGAAATATAAGTTTCTAAATCGGTATATTCACCCAAACTAATTTCATCTAAATTAGGTATGAACCCAAACTCTAAACCTTTGTGTTTAAATATTTGAATTAATGAATAGTTGTTATTAAACATTTCGCCTAACTTATTTGTTATAGCGTTAATGTCCTTTAACTTCATTAGTGATATTTCTTTTAGTGAAACATTACAAAATATTTCAATCATCTTATGCTGCAAAAAATCACCTTCAGGATTTGATTTAGCTATACTTGTAAATCTTTGGTATTGTTCTAATGTTATTTCTTTTAAAGATATAGGTATAGAAATTTCTAACTTCATAAAGTTTTTTATTAATAATAACTTTTATGTGAAATTGTATTAAACAAAAAAAGGGTAACATTTCTGCTACCCTAATTCCGACTATTTAACTAACCAATTTTATTTTTTAAAATACTCTATCCAAAAATCCCGAAGTGATTGTGATATTTGTGCGTAAGGAATCCACACATCGTTTCCTTCGTTTACCTTTAATTCTATTCTGCGTTCTAAGGTCATTGTAGGCAATTCTTCTACCTTGTAAATGCGTTTACATACGTTCTTAGAATTAAACGTTATAAGCGCATCGTAAATACCTGTGGCATCTATTGTAGCTTCTGAATCAAAACATTCATCAGCGTATTCTGTGTAGTAACTTATTCTGTATGTTCTCATATTGTTCTTTGTTTTTGTTTCAACAAATGTAAACAAGTTATTTATACAAATTACATTTTAACAAATATTTAACTATTCAAATAGGCTACTGCTATTTCGTACATTTTCTTCATTAGCTTTATTTCACCAATGTTTCTTGGCAAAGCAATATCTACTTCTACGTTTTTAACGTGATGTATGTAGCATTGAATTGTAGCTATAAACTGTCCGTATGTCATTTAATAAACAAAGTAATTACCCTTGTTTTTATTTTCTAATTGGTAGGTAACGCAATAACGCAATGGGTCAAGTAAATGGTTGTGCGCATCTTGTGGCGTTTTAGATTTCTTTTCCAACCAACAATAGTTATTTAGTTCTCGGATTAAATTAATTGATTCAGGTGAAACTATCAAATCATAATCTTGTAAAATACTAATGCCATACGTTACTGAATCAGGCCCTTTAACTGCCGGTACAATATTTAAACCTAATGTTTGTAGTTCACTAATCAATCTTGGTTCTGCTGAATCAGCAACTATTAAAGCATCGTTTGCGTGTTGCTTGTTTAAACTGTATATCTGAGACGTTGTTAAACCTTTTAAGTAAAACCTTTCATTAATATAAATACGTTTGTTAGACGTGTCTATATTGCATTCTAATAGTGTAGATTCATCTGCTGCAAATCCGTAATCCTGCCCAAAGATAGATTTACCTATTTGTTTGTATTCGCCTATTGTCCAATTAGTAAATATAACACCTTCTGCTTTGTCCATCCATCCACCTAATATTTGATGGTTATACTTTTCGGGTCTACGTTGTTTTATATTCTCTATCTGATTTATAAAAGATTCAGATAGGTTTTCTATATTATCTAAGTATGTAGTGTGTATGTAAGTAGTATCACCTTTTATTAAATTGCTTCCTGCTTGTACACCTTTATCTTCAAAGAACTTTTTATAAATGAAGTGTTCTTTTGTTGCAGGGTTCAACACTAATAAAACTCTATTGTGTATTCCTTTTGTTCTTATACTGAAATCAATCTTTTCAAATGTTTCTTCGTCTGTTAATTCTTCTGCTTCATCTAATACCCAAGTAGTAACTCCTGCTAAAGATTTAAGCGAAGCAGTTTGTGTACCACTACTTGTTTTAATACCTTTAAATAGAATCTTAGAACCTGTTTTTAAATTTACTATTTCATCCTTAGTTATATAAAAATCGCTGCTTAAATCAGCTCTTTCAATTTTATCTATAAATTCAGGAATAATAGAAACGTTTGCAGAAGTTAAAGTGTAACGTGTAAATAATATAACGTGTCCTGATTCATAAGTAAGTAATAGTAAAAAGGAATTAAGGGAATATGATTTACCACTTCCCCTACCTCCTGTAATTACAAAGTATCTACTATCTGAACCAAGTAAATTATATTTCTGATTTATTGCTATTCCCAACTTTGAAGATGTCTTTTATATTAAAATCATTTACGTTGTGTGTAGCTTCTATAATTTCTTTTGGTTTGCCGAATATGTGTTCAGCTATAAACAACTGCCCACGTTGTGAATCCATCAAAGTAGTTTTAACAAATTCAATCTTTGTTTCTTCTTCAGTTTCTTTATTGTAAAGTTCACCTAATGCTTTTAGAAAAATGTTGTTTACTTTTTCTTCTTCTACTTTTGATTTACGGCCTGCGTTTTTATTACCACCGTTAAATTTTCTTCTATCTTCCATATCAAATAAGTAATTATTAATGAAATAAAAATAATCTATTCTTCTTTTTGTTTATCAGACCAATAGTATTCACATTCTTGTTTACCATCTTTATTTATTTCTAATGGTGGTGCGCAAAAATATGATTGTCTAAACTTACTTGGTTCAGATGTGTACCGGTAGCAGGTATCTTTTAATTCGCATTGTCTACCTTCGCATTTACTTATATCAGGCATATATACATTATTGTTAAAGTTAATAATAAAGCTATGTAAACTTTTAAAGCAGTAGCTGCTAAAAATCTAATTTCTTTTTTGTCTTGTTTTGTTAGTTTCATTTCTTGCTTATTAAATAATGAAATAACCAAATTAGCTTTGGTCTAATCACTTCGTACATTAAAAATATAAATATGTATTTCATTTGTAAAGTTGTTTTAGTTCTTTTCCTATTTCTATCCATTCAGGATAACCTTGTTTAATATATCCACTTACTACAAATCTATTATATTCTTTAGTGTATTTCTTATGTAGTAGTTCTGCTCTTTCTTTTGATGTACTCATATCTTTCTTTTGCTATTTATATCTACTAATTGGTTTAATCTAAACAAAAACAATTCGTGGTGTTCTGTGCCTTC